TGCTGAATACTTTATAAGGCTACACAATGATAGACAAACTAATACAACCAGTAACGAAGATTCTTGATAAGTTCATACCAGACGCAGATACAAAACAACAGATTGCGCATGAACTTGCAACCATGTCGCAAAAGCATATCCATGAGATTGCAAAAGCACAGATAGAAGTAAACAAAGAAGAAGCCAAAGGCAGTTGGTTTCAATCATCTTGGAGGCCAGCAACAGCTTGGGTATGTGTTGCAGGCTTTGCAGTCAACTTTTTAATCAGTCCTTTACTAGCACCTTTTGGTATTGATGTACCACAAGCAGATACATCTACTATGTTACCTGTATTAATGGGTATGTTGGGATTAGGTGGTATGAGAAGTTATGAGAAAACAAAAGGACTAACAAGATGAGTTGGGAAAATTTTAGTTTAGAAGAGTTCTCTTGCAAGCATTGTGGTGAAAATAAGATTGAACACGAGCTTATAGATAAGTTACAATTACTAAGAAGTGATGTAGGTTTTCCGTTTAAAATTACAAGCGGTTACAGATGTGCAGATCATCCAATAGAGAAAGTAAAATCTGAACCAGGCACACACGCATTAGGATTGGCTGCTGACGTATTTCTAAGAGGCGAGCAAGCACTAGAAGTAATATCAAAAGCAACCGATTATGGATTTACAGGAATAGGAATTAATCAAAAAGGCAATGCAAGATTTATACATTTGGACATATCAAAAGATGCACAAGGTAGGCCACGCCCTCATGTGTGGAGCTACTAAATGGAAATAACTTCTATCTTATTGTGGAATATTATAATGACCTTGGTATTTGGACCTATTATTTATAGTATTCGTTCTAACGCGACAGAAATCAAAAGAGTTGATATACTACTTAATAAGACCAGAGAAGAAGTTGCTATGCGATTTGTTACCAAAGAAGAATTGATAATGAATATGGATAGGGTTATAGAGCGCATAGATAAACTAGATCTTAAAATAGATAAATTAATAACACAGTAATATGCCAATAACATTTGACCCAGAAGAATATATAGCAGCACTAGGAAACCTAACTCCATTGATGAGAGATGAAATAGGTGGCATGGAAGTTGTCGATAATTTGAATCAAACTACAGAAAGAGGTGGTTTATTTAACCAAGCAAGAAATATTATTCAACAACAAAACCAACTAGGACCAGATGATTTTGGCAGCTATACAATACCTCTGTCTGATCCAACTTACTCTACTGGTCAACAATATGCTCGTTCTATAGCTGGCGGTATACCAATGTCACAAGTTATTGCACCAGGCGTAAGTTATTCTCCAGAACAACCAGGTGGTTATACGCAAGCAGATTTAAATATAGCTGCTGGCATAACCCCACCACCTCCTCCACCTGTATATCAAGAACCTGATGATCCTAGCTTTTTTGGAACTGGTATCGGCGGCGTAACAATACCTGGCGGCAGAAGAGATAAGATGCCTCCATTAAGAAACATCTTTGGAGATGCGCTTGGTGTTGTAGGTGGAGGTGGGGGTAGAGATAAAGATTCAGTAGTACCAATACCACCAATACAAGTACCACCACAAGAGTTTGATATAGAGCAGATTCGTCAAGATATAGCTGATTCAGGAATAGACTTTACTAATTTGTTTGGGTTGCCACAAGCACCAGACTTATCACAATTTGTAACTAAAGATGATTTACCTAATGTTAGGGATTTTTCTATAGAAAATTTAGATCTTCCTGACTTCAATGAGTTTGCATTAAGAAAAGATTTGCCTGTTTATCAAGAACCTGATTTATCACAGTTTGTAACCAGACAAGACTTACCATCATTAATACCTGATGTTCCTAATGGTAGAGATTTTTCTATAGATCAGTTTGATCTTCCAGATTTTAGCGAGTTTGCTCTAAGAAAAGATTTACCAGTATATCAAGAGCCAGACTTATCAGGTTTTGCAAGAATAGAGGATTTACCCACATTCAATCCTGATGAACTTAGAAAAGACATATTAATGTCTATACCAACTTACGAACAACAAGACTTATCTGGTTTTGCAAGAATAGAAGATTTGCCTACGTTTAATCCAGACGAACTTAAGCAGGATATATTAATGTCTTTACCTGAACAAAAAATGCAAGACCTGTCTGGTTTTATGACACAAGATGATATTAACAAAGCTATAGCTGGTATAGACATACCTTCATACCAAGCTCCAGACTTATCTGGTTTTGTGACTCAAGCAGATATTAATAAAGCTATCTCTGGAATTAATATGCCAACTTATGAGCAGCCAGACTTATCTGCGTATGACACAAGACTGGCTGAATTAGAACAAAGTTTAGCAGCATTACAACAACCAACTGGCGGTAGGTTTTCTATAAATCAACCACAAGTAAGGGGATTATTCTAAATGTCAGTAACACACGAAGAAGTAGTTAAGGCTGCACAAGCCGAGCAAATATTAACATCTGATGTTTTTAAAGAAGCAGTAGAAAATCTAAAACAAGAATATATAACACATTGGTTAAACTCAAGAGAGATAGCTGATGTTAATGCTAGAGAAGATATCCACAGGTCATTATTACTATTACCAGAGGTCGAAAGGCATCTGCGTATCATTGCCGAGAAAGGTAAACTCACACAAGCTAATATTAACAAAATTAGAAATATTGGTTAAACCTTCCCTTTTTACACATTATTAAGCTAAAATACTCTTAAATACATAAGGAGTATTTATTATGGCAATAACGGATAAACCGACTGCTTTACAAACTGATAAGGAAATTACTGCCTCGATGTTTGAAAGTTTTTTAACCCCTGAAGAGGACAAGGTTGAAGAAGCGGTCACAGAAACAGAAGAAGTAGTAGAAGAAATCATCGAAGATGATTCTGAAATTGTTGATGAAGAAATTGATCAAGAAATTGCAGATGAATTAGAAGATGATTATGAAGAAGAACTGGATGAAGAACAAACCGATGTTGAAGAGGAAGCTCCGCAACTTCAAACATTTACTGTAAAGGTAGATGGCCAAGAGGTAGAAGTCACGCAAGAGGAACTCGTCAACGGATATTCTCGTCAGCAAGATTATACGCGCAAAACACAAGAACTCTCTCAACAGCGTAAAACTATTGAGCAGCAGCAAGCAGAGCTAGCGCAAAGAGATGCGATTTATTCGCAGTTGTTACCGAAGATGGAGGCCCAGTTAAAGGGCGAATTGGCTAACGAACCAGATTGGAACACTTTGTATGAAGATGATCCTGTTGGTTATGTTCGTGAAAAGCAACTTTGGGATGAAAAGAAAGAGAAGTTGACTGCGGTTAGTGCTGAACAACAAAGGCTTTATCAAGAAGCACAAGTTAAACAGCAAGTACAAATTCAACAAGTGGTTGAATATGGTCAACAGAAACTTTTAGAAATTATCCCAGAATGGCAAAATCAAGAGATTGCGTCACAAGAAAAAGCAGCTATTAGCGAATATGCCGTGAATACTTTAGGTTATACACCTCAAGAAATTCAACAGGTTTATGATTATCGTGCATTGCTTGGTTTAAGAAACGCTTGGTTAAACTCTAAAACAGTTGAAGCCACGAAGAAGAAACCAACACAAAAAGCACCAGCAAGAGTGGCTAGACCTGGAACTACTAACCGACCTAAATCGGCAGCACCTGTAAAGAAAGCGCAACAAAGGTTAGCTAAGTCTGGAAAAGTCCAAGACGCAGCTAAAGTTTTTGAACAATTAATTTAATTTTATAAAGGAATATAAAAATGGCAAAGGTAACTAACGCATTTGACACATATTCGGCAACAGCTGACAGAGAAGATTTAAGTAATATTATTTACAACATCTCTCCAATGCAAACTCCGTTTATGTCATCAATCGGAAAAAGAAATATTAAAAACGTAGTGTTTGATTGGCAGACAGAAGTCTTACCTACTCCAAGTTCAGCTGGTCAGCTAGAAGGTTTTGAACTATCAAGATCTACTTCTACAGCGACAACTAGAGTAAGTAATGTTGCAATGATTTCATCAAGAGATGCAACTGTAACTGGCTCACAAGACGCTTCAGACCCAGCTGGTAAAAGATCAGAAATGGCTCATCAATTAGCTATTATGGCTAAAGCATTGAAAAGAGACATGGAAGAAGCTTTATGTCAAAACGGCGCTAAAACAACTGGTGACGCTTCAACAGCTAGGGTAACTGGTGGTTTTGAATCATGGCTAACATCTAACGTGTCCAGAGGCTCTGGTGGTTCAGGTGCTGGTGGTGGAGCTGCTCCAGTTGACGGAACAGACAGAGACTTAACAGAAGATCTTTTAAAAGGTGTTTTACAAACTATGTTTGGTAACGGTGCTGAGCCTTCAATGGCTATATGTGGTCCACATAACAAACAAGTTATCTCTGGTTTCACAGGTAGAACTCAAGCTAGACAGTTTGTTGATGCAAACACAGTTGAAGCTTCAGTATCTGTTTACTCTTCTGACTTTGGTGATCTAAAAATCGTACCATCAAACAGATCAAGAGAAACATCATTACTATTAGTAGATCCAGAGTTTGCAAAAGTATCTTACTTAAGAGACTTTAAAACTGTCGATATTGCTACAATAGGCGATGCAGAAACTAAGATGATTGTGACTGAGTTTGGATTGGAAGTATCTAACGAAGCCGCTCACGGAATCGTTGCTGACTTATCAACTTCATAAGTTTAGTCAATTAGCTTAAAGGGATGTTTCGGCATCCCTTTTTTTTGTGCTAAAATCTGTCTATGGCAAAGACTACATTAATAGATCATAGAAAAGGTTATAAGTCTGTATTCGCGACAGAAGATGATAAGGTTGTGTATCACACAAAACAGAATATACAACCAACTTTAGACTATGTAAAAAATCTATCTGAATATACACCTGGTAAAGATTTACGTCATGTAGCAGAAATACCAATGGTGGTATACCAAAGAGCAGTCCGAGAAGGATGGGCGCAAGATTCTGCACAATGGAAGAAATGGCTAAACCATTCAGATAACAAACCATTTAGAACATGGAAAGGTAAAGTATGACATACGATGAATTAAAAACTAATATCGCAAACTTCTTAAACAGATCTGATTTAACAGACCAGTTAGATTTCTTTATTGATGCAACTGAATCAGAATTTAATAGAAGATTAAGAAACAAAGACATGGTAAAACGTGCTACTGCTACAGCAGATGGACAGTACATGAGCCTGCCTACTGACTGGTTAGAGGCAATTAATGTAGAGATTACATCAAATGACTTCAGACCATTATTCCAACAATCACTAGAATCATTAGATGTATACAGAAAAGCTAATAATAATGTTACTGGTCAACCTATTTACTATGCGATTGTAGATAACTCATTAGAGTTAGCACCTACCCCTGACTCAAGTTATACGCTACAATTAACATACTATGGCACTATAGATGCACTAAGCAGTTCTAATACAACGAACTTTATATCCACAGGATATCCAGATGCTTACTTGTATGGTGCTTTAAAACACGCTTCTATCTATCTAATGGAAGATGAAAGAGTGCCGTTATTTACAGCACAATTTGAAAAAGCATTAGAAGAGATGAGAATGGAACAAGAGAAAGCAGAGTTTGGCAAAGGATCTCTAATGCAAAGAAGAAGAACTTATGGCAAGTCTGGTAAAAACATTTATTATTGGAATAATAATTAGGAGACAATATGGCTGGATTTAGTGATTACTTAGAAGATAAAGTATTAGACCATGTATTTGGTGGTAATGCTTATACTGCACCATCAACTTTATATGTTGCTTTATATACTGTAGCGCCAACAGACACAGGTGGTGGTACTGAAGTATCAGGCGGTGCATATGCAAGACAATCAGGAGCATTTACTGTTTCTGGTACAAACCCAACAACAGCTACTAATTCAGCTGCAATAGAATATCCAACAGCTACAGCTGACTATGGAACTGTAGTTGCAGTTGGTATTTTAGACGCTTCATCAAGCGGCAATCTAATGGCTTATGCAGATTTAACAACATCTAAAACTGTAAGTTCAGGCGATGTATTTAGATTTGATGCTGGCGATTTAGATATAACATTAGCTTAACAACATGGCCTCAGTAGGCTATGGTGAATATACATACGGTAAGTCCGATTACGGAACTCCTGTATATCATTTTGGCGCATCCACAATAGCACAAACCTCATCTGCAACAGCGGATGGTAGATTTGTTATTGTTGGCGCATCAACGATAGCCGCAACCTCTAACACTACCGCAACAGGTAGATTCGTAATTACAGGAGCTTCTGTAATAGCTTCAACTTCAGACTTTGACGCAATAGGCGGTATTATTATAGCTGGTGTAGCTACTATAGCTGGTACATCTGGAGCATCCGCAGTAGGTACACAAATAGATTTAGGATCTGCAACGATAGCGGCCACATCTAATGTAATAGCTACAGGCACACAAATAGATCGTGGTGTATCTTTTGGACCAGCAGTATCAGGAATGACTGCTACTGGTAGGTTTACTGTAGTAGGAAATGCTCTTATTGAACAAACAAGTGGGTTAGATGCAATCGGTGGTATTGTCTATAGAGGTGCTACCACAATTACACAAACAAGTGGATTTAATGCTATTGGTGGTCTAAAATGGGAAGATATAATTGTTCCTGATGAAACATGGACCGATCAAATAGTAGCAGGCGAAACCTGGACAGATCAATCTAATCCAGATACTTCATGGACAACATTAGGCAAACAAGACGCAGCTTAAAGGATAAAATTTTATGGCAGATACATTTACAACGAATTTAAACTTAACCAAACCAGAAGTAGGAGCATCTACAGATACCTGGGGTACAAAGCTAAACGCTGACCTCGATACTGTTGACGGATTATTTAGCTCCACTGGCACTTCAGTAGCTATGAACTTAGACGGAGCAGTTATAGACAGCTCTGTTATCGGTGGAACTACAGCAGCGGCTGGATCTTTTACTACTTTATCAGCAAGTACATCTATCACAGGCACACTAGCTACAGCGGCACAACCCAATATTACAAGCCTTGGTACGCTTACAGGTTTAACTGTCAATGGTAATGTTTCAGTAGATGGTGGAACAATCAAACTTGATGGTAATTATCCAACTGCTGCAAATAACGTAGCTTTAGGTGATACAGCTTTAGATAGTGTACAAACTGGTGGAGACAATAACGTAGCTTTAGGTCATCAAGCACTGACAGCTCTGACAACTGCTGATAACAACGTAGCTGTGGGTAGAGATGCTGGAATCAGTATCACAACTGGTTCAAGTAATATTCTTTTAGGTAGAGGTACAGGCGATGCCTTAACAACTACAATAGGAAGCACTGCTGTTGGACACGCAGCATTAGGAACTAGTACAGTAACAGGTACTGCCTTTGGCTATACTGCTTTAACATCAAACACTACAGGTTCAGATAATGTAGCTATGGGTTATGCAACTTTAGATGCTAATACTACTGGTTCTAATAATACTGGTATTGGTAATTCAGCTTTAGGAGCAAACACCACAGCAAGTAACAACACAGCAGTTGGTTATTTGGCTTTAGAAGGAAACACTACAGGTGCTTCAAATACAGCAATAGGTTCTAATAGTGGTAAATCTATAACCACAGGTGTTGAAAATACTCTTGTTGGTTTTGAAACAGGAGATGCACTAACGAATGCTGATTTTAACGTAGCAATGGGTAGACTAGCTTTATCTGCTGATACTAAAGGTTCAAGGTCAGTAGCTATTGGTTGGGGTACTTTAAGAAATCAAAACTTTACTACAGCGACAAATACTTACAACACAGCAGTAGGTATGAGTGCAGGAACTTCAGTAACCACAGGTGTGCAAAACACCCTTATCGGTGGTCTTGCAGGTGATGCAATTACTACTGGTTCTAATAACGCATCAGTAGGTTATGGAGCTTTAGGAGCAACCACAACAGGTATTAGTAATACTGCTATGGGTTCAGGAGCTTTATTTAATAACACTACAGCTTCAAATAATACAGCAGTTGGTACAAACGCTTTATTAGCAAACACTACAGGTGCTGAAAATACTGCAGTAGGTGCTTTAGCTTCAGATGCTACAACAACAGGTGGAGAAAATACATCAGTAGGTTATGCTTCACTTACAACAAATACTACAGGAACTAGAAATACAGCACTTGGTAAAGATGCAATGTATTCAAACACCACTGGCGGTTCTAATTTAGGAGTAGGAAGGTCTGCATTATCAAGTAATACTACAGCAAATCATAATGTTGCAATTGGTAGAGAAGCAATGTTAGCAAACACTACAGGTTCTGAAAACACAGCAGTAGGTACTTTTGCTTTAGATGCAAACACTACAGCAAATAGTAATTCAGCTTTTGGTTATGCATCTTTGTCAGCAAACACTACAGGTGCAACAAATACTGCTGTTGGTACATCAGCGATGGATTCTTGTACAACTGGTCAAAAAAATACTGCTGTTGGTTATGCAAGTTTATCTTCTATTACTAGTGGCGACAATAACACCTCTATTGGTAGGTCTTCTTTAGCTTCATGTGTTACAAGTAATAATACTGCTTGTGGTTTTAACTCAGGCGGAGCAACTACAACAGGTAGGTATAATTGTTACTTGGGTGATAATTCAGGTTCTAGTCTTACAACAGGGAGTAACAATGTTTTAGCAGGTTATAATACTCAGGCTTCAGCAGTCACTGGTAGTAACCAAATAGTTTTAGGATGGGGAACAGTAGGGCATGGCGATGCTAAATTTACTTTCGGTCAAGATAGCGGAAGTGATAGAGTTTATAACGCTTTCCAATCTAATGCATCTTGGACAAGAGTATCAGACGAAAGATATAAAGAAGAAATAGAAGATAATACAGATTGTGGTTTAGACTTTATAAACGATTTAAGACCTGTAACTTTTAAATGGAAAGCAAAAGCTGATATTGATAATACATTACCTGATTATCAGCCAAATCAAACTAAAAGAGTACATGATGAAAAAATGTATGGTCTTATAGCTCAAGAAGTTAAAGAAGCTATGAACAATCACAACATTACTGACTTTGGTGGATGGGATATAGAAGATAAAAGCGGAATACAATCTATTTCACAAGAGATGTTTGTACATCCACTTATCAAAGCAGTACAAGAACTGTCTACGCAAGTAGATGAATTAAAACAAGAGTTAAAAACTCTAAAAGGAGAATAATATGGCACAAACAGTAAGCGAAGTCTTAACAGCAGCAACAGATAGCGTAACACTTATCAACGAAGTAAACGCTGGAACTTGGAGTGTTGAAGGCATGGAGCAATCTGACATTAACGATATGGTACAAAGAAACGTAGACCACTTAGAACTAGTCTTAGCCTATGCACCTGTTGATTCAGATGACGAAACTCCAGACGTAGCTGGTAGTTCAGATGATAAAACATCTTATACAACTGCGATCTCGACTGGTAAAAGCTACATATCATCCAATAGCTAAAAATGGCACTATTGCCTGTAACTCCGCCAGCTGGGATAGTCAACAACGGAACTGACTATGCTAACAAAGGTCGTTGGGTTGACGGCAATCTCGTGCGTTTTGAAAATGGTTATCTAAAGCCTATCGGTGGTTGGTCTAAACTAAAAACTACAGCACTAGACGGAGAACCTATAGGTATGTATGCCTATAAGGACAACTTAGGTGCTTCTATCTTAGCTGTTGGTACAAGACAAAAAGTTTATGTTTTATACGACAACACTTGGACTGATATAACACCATCTGGTTTTGTAAATGACGCCTCTAATGATCCTCTTGGTTATGGTGCATACCACTATGATGTAGAAGATTATGGCGATGCTAGAAGTCAATCTGGATTACCTCTTGATACAGGTCATTTCTCCTTTGATAACTGGGGAGAGGATT